GCCTTATCTTTAGTTAGTTTAGAGTTAGTCTAATGGGACTCAGGGGGCCAGGCGGCAGATCAAAGGCGAAAGCCAGGGAAGCCGTTGCCTTGTCTGGCGAGGCGCTCCCGTGGGAGGAGCCGGGCCTGGACCGTGCAGCCAAGATGATTGCATTCCTGGAATGGCTGCCGATCACGAAGGGCTTGCTTGCTGGCGAAAAGATGAGGCTGCTGCCCGAGCAGCGGACTTTCGTGCAGGCGGTATATGGATCGGATGTTCGCATCGCGGTTCTGTCTGAGCCTCGCGGTAATGGTAAAACCGGGCTGTTGTGCGGTCTTGCCCTTGGTCACTTGCTTGGGCCGGAGTCTGAGCCTCGCGGAGAGATATATTCTGCCGCAATCGACCGGGCACAGGCGGCATTGCTGTTTTCTGAGATGGAGGCGGTGATTGTAGCGGTTCCCGAGTTCGACTGCAGGGTGAATATCGTCCGGTTCCATAAGAAGCTGGAAGTGTTGGATGGTGATGGAGAGGGGTCTGTATACGAGGCGCTGAGCGCTGACGCGCGGAGGGCGCATGGCCTGTCGCCTACGTTGTGGGTGTATGACGAGATGGCGCAAGCCAAGAACCGGGAGCTTCTGGACAACCTGACCACGGCGATGGGTAAGCGCCAGAGGTCGCTGGGTATCGTTATTTCGACGCAGGCCCCGAGGGATGATCACCCATTATCTGAGCTAATAGACGATGGATTAAAGGGAATCGACCCTGGGGTTTACGTTCAGCTCATATCTGCGCCTGATGACGCCGATCCTTTTGACGAAGCGGTGATACGCGAATGTAACCCCGCTGTTGGTCACTTCCTGCAATTGGACGAACTGATGCGCCAAGCGCAGCAGGCCAAGAGGATGCCAAACTTCGAGGCCAGGTTCAGAAACCTACGGCTTAATCAGAGGGTATCTCAAAACACCGGCCTCGTGCCGGCCTCGGTTTGGAAGGAATGCGGCAAGGCTCCTTGGGACGAGGCATTCGAGAACGGCGTGGTAACGGTGGGTCTTGACCTGTCCGCACGCAATGACTTGACGGCCATTGTCTACGTTGCGGAGTTGAAGGGCGAGTGGCACGTCCGCGCCCACTTCTTTGCCCCAGAGGAGGGGATTGAGGAGCGCGGTAGGAGAGATCAGGCGGAATATTCTGTCTGGGCGAAGGATGGGTACATAACTCTGACCCCTGGCCATTCCGTTGATTACGAAACGGTAGCCAAGAAGCTCATAGAAATCTGCGACGATTATGATGTCAAGGACATCGGATTCGACCGGTGGCGCATTGACGTGCTCAACAAAGAGCTGATGCGACTTGGTGCTGAGCTTCCGCTACGATCATTCGGGCAGGGCTTCAAGGATATGTCCCCGGCGGTCGATTTCCTGGAGTCCGCGCTGTTAAACGGCAAGATCAGGCACGGTGAGAACCCCGTATTGACGATGTGCGCCCTTAATGCTGCGGTTGACACCGACGCTGCCGGAAACCGCAAGCTGAACAAGGACCGGTCGTTCGGCAGGATCGACGGCATGGTGGCTATGGCGATGGCGGTAGGTATAGCAAGCTCGTCAATGGACGAGCCGGAAAAGAAGTACCAAGTATTGTTCGTCTAGCCGCGAACCACAATGTTATAATTCTGTCATGAAATCAGGTGTTTATGAGATTGTTAATACCACAAATGGAAGGCGCTATATCGGTAGCGCCAAGAGTTTCAGGTGTAGATTCGCCACTCATAGAAGCTCACTTCGTTCTGGCACGCATCATTCCAGGTTTCTGCAGAACTCATGGAAGCGGTATGGTGAATCATCATTCGCCTTTAGAAAGCTTCTGTATTGCGATCCACGAAGTTTGCTGCTCTACGAGCAGCGAGCAATTGACAAATTCAAACCAGAATTCAATTCCTTAAAGGTCGCAGGAAGTCCGCTAGGGTATAGGCACACTGAGGAGACGCGAAAGAGGATGTCCGCTGCTCAGGCAAGAGTTGCGCACTTTAGAGGTCGCAAGCATTCGAAAGAAACGCTTGCCATTATGTCCGAATCTAAACTCGGTAATACCCATACCAAGGGCAAAACACGAAGCCCAGATGCCGTGAGACGAACGGCAGATGCGCATCGTGGGATGAAAAGGTCGGCACAGACTCGCGCGCGAATATCGCTAGCAATGCGAGGAAAGAAGCGAAAGCCCTATTCGAAAGAAACTCTACTAAAGATGTCTCTCGCAAATAGAGGTAAGGGCTCGTTGATTGACGAGCAGGTTAAACAGATTCGTGAAATGAGAGCTTCCGGAATGAAGCGTATTGACATCGCTAAGAAATTCCAAGTAAGTGCATCGATGATCACGATGATAGTTCAACGAAAGAGATATGGATGGGTTTCATGATGATACGCGGATACTGTCTTTTCGAGGTCAAGTCGTTTGACGACGATAAGCGAGAAATTGAAGGCATGGCGACAACCATTGAGGTCGACAGAATGGGTGATGTTGTCGAGCCGAAAGGCGGTGTGTTCAAGCTTCCGGTTCCACTTCTTTGGCAGCACCAGAGTGACAAGCCCATCGGTAACGTGGTCTCCGCGAAGGTCTCGGCTAAGGGCATTGAGATTCGGGCCAAGCTGGCCAAGATTGCAGATCCAGGGGTGCTTAGAGACCGATTGGACGAAGCATGGCAATCTATCAAGCTGGGCCTCGTTCGTGGATTCTCAATCGGCTTTAACCCGCTTGAGCAAGCACAGATTAAGGATACGTACAGCTATCGCTATACGAGCTGGGAACTATTGGAGGTGAGCGCCGTGACAATTCCGGCCAACGCTTCCGCCACAATTTCAAACGTCAAATCTCTCGACACCGAACTACGGGCCGCGTCCGGTCAACGTAAAGGTATCGTGAGGCTAGACGATCATCACCGGCGCGTCAGCCGTCGTTCCGGGGTCGTCTATCTAGACTGATTCCCAATTCAAAGCCAACCAGAGAACCCGCCACCGAGCGGGTTTTTTCGTTGCAGGAGCTAGTAAATGAATATTCAAGAGCAGGTCAGCGCTTTTCAGAAGAAGCGCAATGAGGCATCCGAGCGTCAGCGCGAGCTGATGTCGAGGGCCTCCGATGAGGGCCGTACTTTGGACGACGAGGAATCTTCCGAGTACGACGGTTTGGCCACCGAGGTCAAGCATGTGGACGCGCACCTTGCACGTCTGCGCGATCTTTCCGGAGACGATGACGGCAGCAAGAAAGAAGTGAAGACCAATGGACCGACGATTCTCGTTCGAAAGACGGACAAGGAAGACGAGTTCCCCGGTCAGAGCTTTGTACGCAAGCTGATCGCGGAAGGTGCTGCTAATTTGGAGAACTATCGCAGAAGTCCTGGTCAGATCGCTGAGCATCGGTGGGGCAAGACACATCCCAATCTGGTGAAGGTGATCAAGTCTGGCATCGTGACCAAGGCCGATGTATCCGGCGGCGGTACTGAGTCTGGCGAGTGGGGTGCCGAACTTGTCGGGACCGACAATCGCTATACCGGCGATTTCCTCGAATTCCTTCACGCAATGACGGTATACGATCGTTTGCCACTGCGCGTGGTCCCGGCCAATGTCAGCGTCAAGGGTCAGGACGGCACCGGTGTCGGTTACTGGGTTGGACAGTCCAAAGCCATCCCTGTATCGGCGCTGAGCTTCAGCACAACCCCGCTGACCCCGCTCAAGGCCGCCGCTTTGTCGGTCGTCTCGAATGAACTGATTAAGCACTCCAGCCCCGCGGCTGAAATGCTGATCAGGGACTCGCTGGCGAAAGACAGCGCCCAGGTTGTCGATACGACATTCCTGAGCACTGATGCGGCGGTTACGGGAGTGAGCCCGGCCGGTCTTCTGGTTACGCCTCTGGCGGACCTGGGATCGAACGGTAACGACGCTGCGGCATTGAGGAAGGACATCCTTGAGCTGTACGCGCCGTTCATCACGGCGAAGCACGCCAGCAACCTGTACCTGGTGATGAACCCGGCACGGGCCAAGGCGACTTCGTTGATGGTCAACACGCTCGGACAGACTGAGTTCCCGGGCTTGTCGGCCGGTGGTGGCTCGCTGTTGGGTGATCAGGTTGTGACTGGCGATAACGTGCCGGCCGGGATGGTCATCCTGCTCGATCCTCGCGAAATCTGGAGGATTGAGGACGGTGGTGTCGAAGTATCGCTGTCTCGTGACGCAACAATCGAGATGGGCGATGGCGACAGCGTCGTGGGTGACTCCGAGGAGCCCACTGCTTCAAGCTACAAGCCGGTGAGTATGTATCAGACGGAATCGACAGCCTTCAAGGTGGTCCGTCCGATTAACTACCAGAAGCGGCGTTCAACAGCCGTGGCTTACATCGGCGATGCCGGATGGGGTGATACGGCCAGCACCACTGCTTAGCGGTGATTCGGGGGCCTGACGTACAGGCCCCCTTTTTCTTTTGGAGGCAGCATGAAAGTCGAAGTCATCAAAAAGCACGTGGACTATCTGGGTTCCAAAGGTGCCGTACGAGACATCCCGAAAAACGAGGCAGAGGTTCATATCACGCTTGGTAACGTAAAGAAGTACGTTGCGCCTAATGATTCCTATGTTGTTTCTACGGTAGAAGCAAAGCGCCCAAGGAAGAAAACGAAGCGAACGTATAGGCGGCGCGATATGACGGCCGAGTCGAATGACGTTTCCGAGTCTTCCGAATCGACTATTGACCAGCCAAGCGACCAAGGTTCTACCGAATAATGAAACTGTTTGGTTTCGAGATCACGCGAAGGAAGGCGCTGCTAAGCCCGCCATCTTCCGGTCGCTGGATATCCATAGATGAGCCGTTCACCGGCGCATGGCAACAGGATGCATCCATAGAGCTGGATACGGTTCTGACGTTTAGCGCGGTGTTCGCTTGCATTCGGCTGATATCGAGCGACATCGGAAAGCTGTTCGTGAACCTCACGCAGAGGCGGGACACAGAGATATGGAGTCCTATTACGCATGAGTCGTACTCGCCTGTCCTAAGAAAGCCTAACCATTACCAGACACGAATCAAGTTCTTCGGGCATTGGTTGACCTCAAAGATGATTCACGGCAACACGTATGTCCTGAAGCAGCGTGATGCTCGCGGGCATGTGGTCAGGATGTACATTCTTGACCCGACGCGAGTCAATGTCCTGATTTCTGATCGTGGTGAGGTCTTTTATCGCTGCCGTACGGATCACCTCACGGGTATAGGGCAAGAGGTCACCATTCCCGGAACAGAGATTATCCATGACGTACACGTAACGCCAGAGCATCCTTTGGTCGGAGTGTCCCCAATCGGTGCGTGCGGGCTGGCCGCAATCCAAGGTCTCAAGATTCAGGGGAATTCCCAGAAGTTCTTTACCAACATGAGCCGACCCAGCGGCATGTTGTCCGCTCCCGGCGCTATCGGGGATGAAACGGCCGGTCGTATAAAGTCGGCGTGGGAGAGTAATTTCGGCGGTGACAATATCGGCAAGTTGGCCGTGCTTGGCGATGGCTTGAAATACGAGGCCATGACCATCAGTGCGCAGGACTCTCAGCTCATAGAGCAGCTGAATTGGACTGCCGCGGATGTGTGCAGAGCCT